GAATATAAATTTATGTAATATTGTATATAGCCCACGAATTGCTATGTGCCTCTGTCGAAACTGGGCTATATACGCCAAAAAGCCCCGGAGCATATCAAATTAATGAAATGCTCCGGGGCGAAAATTCTAAAAATATTCCGCGGTACCACCCGCTTTGAGAAAAAGGACTGTTCCTGTTTCTCCACTCTTATCCGTAACGTGGATGAATCGTATCTGCCTACTTTTGATATATAAAAAGCTTAATTCACATACGATAAACCTATCTATGCAATAAACCATATCAATCGTTCAACAGATCTGCTCCGGTAGTGTTCCTGCAATCAGCTCTTCCAAACAGCGCTCTCAGTCGGTGACGCTGTATTCCTGTCGGTGTCTGGTGATCCAAGTCTCCTTCAACGCATTTATTGTTTTTTTGTTGTTTAACGTTATAACACAATAAACTTATTATTTCAACCCATCATAATCAAAACTTAAGAAAATAAAGTATAGGAATATATTATAGTTTTTCTTAATTGTGGTTATAACAGAGCCTTCTTTTGCAGCAATTATTAAATAAATTTAGGCCATTGCCTATTGCCTTTATTGAATTCGTATTGTAGAGTATATTTGGTATATGTAATTAATAATAATGAGGCAGGTAACACTTATGAAAAAACTATTATTTTTTGATATAGACGGCACTCTCGTTGATTTCGGCAATAGCACCATGAGCCCATCAACCGCTGATGCTCTAATAAACGCAAAACAAAACGGTCACATGATTTTTCTTTGCACAGGACGTAGTTACAATCAGATTTATCCATCATTAAAAGCCTTTGATTTTGACGGCGTGGTGGCTGCTGCCGGCGGCTATGTCACTGTGGGTGATAAGGTAATTGCACATCATGTCTATGGGCAGAATCTGTTACAGAAGGTTCTTGACACTGTTGGTGACAACGACACAGGACTTATCTTCCAGACAAAGGATAAAAGCATCACCAACCACAAGTGGGCCGACAAATTCATATCAGCATTCTCAAAGCAGTTTGACATGCATGTGATACAGGACAACCCGACATTTAAGGATATCGTGATTGATGATGAATTATCAAGCTTTTCTAATCGATACGCCGATGTTGAAAGCACCATCTACTGCAATTGCAACTACCACATTGATGATTTAAGAAAGCTCCTCGGCGATGAATTTGTAGTAACCCTGAGCAGCTTTAAAGAGCCTGAACCTTACAGCGGTGAGATTACATTGCGCGGTGTCAACAAGGCAACCGGCATACGTGATGTGGTAGAGTTTCTTCACATGAGTCAGGCTGATACAATAGGCTTTGGCGATGGTCAGAATGATTTTGATATGCTGCGCTACTGTGATGTCGGTGTTGCCATGGGCAATTCCAGCGATGAAGTCAAGGCTGTAGCCGATATAGTGACAGACGATATCAAAGAAGATGGGCTTAAAAATGCCATGGTGCATCTTGGACTTGTCTAAAAATGCACCATGGCATACTCTATGCCTCAATATTCATAAATCTGTCCCACTCGCACTCGTCCTTTGATGCCGATACAATCAAGGTGTACGAGCGCTCATCTGTTCCGTCGAATACGAAGGTATAATTTTCATTCTCCTTCTCGATTAAATATGCGTATCCGTCAAGAAAATTGTTGAAGGTGTCGAGATAATCTGCCGCCTCTATCTCCTCGTCAGCCGTGGTGCTCTTTAGGTTGCCATCGGCATCATATGTCTTAAAGCCCTCGCGTATGAATGAAATAATATTTGCATCTGAAAGCTTTAATATAAGGCCGTTTGTCCTCATATCACGGATATCTCTGTTTTTAGAATTATCTGCCTTTATGATTACGTTGTCAAGGCATATTTTGAAGGTGCCAAAGCTCATCATGATATCGCTCACATGCACATCCGAAAATTTGAAATGTGTAAACTCGTTTTCTGTCCTGAATTTCATCTGTTATCCTCCGTATATACTCATGCCGATATTTTATCAGATAATTTTGCTTTGGGCAACTTGCATTTTATAATGTGCCGTACAGCTCAAGTGTATGGCCTACACTGCCTGCACCTATAAAATAATAGTCGCTTTGAGTGTCACCGTCTACAAAGATATACTGTCCGTACATCTTTATATTGCAAAAGAGTGCTGTGCGGCTTGATGCAGTAGCAATTCCATATCCCTTGTTTGACACGATAAGCGGCAGCCTCTGCTGTCTGCCTCCGAACGAAATATATCTGGCTTTGTTTGTCAAATCAGTAAGGTCTGTCGCAAGTATTCCCTTGGATTTAAGCTTTTCCGATTTGTCCCAGTCAAAAAATGTGTAGCACTCGCCATTATTTAAAAGCCTTGGCTCTGTGGCATTTTCACTTACAAGGAGATTTCTGTCGGCATCAAAATACTGTATGGCTCCGTTTTTCTTTTCTATCCTTAGTATCAGCTTCTCCGTTTGAATTTCAATAAGCGATTTGGATTCCTTTGCCACCCATTTGAAGGCTGTATCGGCCTTTTGCTTCCAATAGGTTTTGTGCGGCTTCACTCCAATTTCTTTTACAAAGATTACGCGTACTATCTCCGGTGTTATTGGTATCACATAAAGTGTGCCGTCCGCTGTGGCGATTTCAACATGCGACTTACCTTTTTTGAGCCATTTTACCGCAAACTTGCCCTTTGAATGCCCCTTTACATGAAGTATATCGTTGTCCGGAATTGAGCCGTATGCGTATGGGGAGGGATTTAGAGGGAGGCTGCTCTTTTTTACAGCCTTACTTACTTCCTTAATCTTAATTTTATTTGCCATATCTGTAGCAGTACATTGTGTTTGATTTTCCCTGTCTTTTTTTACAAATGCAGATAAATCAAGCTTCTCATTTTCAGCCTTATTTGTCAACTGCTCAGGCTTTAATGCAATGCGCGATGGACCAAAATACTCTCTTTCATCCATATCGCGTCTGCCATCAACACGCTTTTGCTCTTCTATCTCTTTTTCTGTCAGTTGCTTCTTTTCATATTCCTTTGCCTTAGTGAGCGGCTCTGCAGAAAACTCCTTCTGATGCCTGTTGGAAGGAGCAGGGTCTGCAATAAGCGTTGTCAGCCTGCCCCGGTGGAATACAGCAAGCTCATGAAGTGCACGGGTAGCCGCAACGTACAAAAGCTTCACATGACTATCATCAGCCGGATATTTTCTCTCTGATGGGTCAAACAGCAATACAGCATCAAACTCAAGTCCCTTTGTATACGCGACCGGAAGTACCATGACTCCTGCACCAAACTGTGCAGTTTCAATATCATCATCTGCTATTTCTATATGTTTTTTAAGCTCAGCAGACACCTTGAGAGCCTCTGTCTCATCACGGCACACGACAGCTATCGTCTCATAGCCTTCACTCTGCCAGCCTTTTATCGTGTCAACCGATGCCGAAATCAGTGAGCGCACATTGGCATACTCCTCTATGTGGACTGCGTTTCCATGCCTAATAATAGGCTCCACCGGATAGATTGCAAAATCTCCATGGCGCAGTATCTCTGTTGCAAATTCTGAAATCTCAACAGTGTTTCTGTAGCTCTTTCGAAGCAGACCGAATGCATCATATGTGCCTGTGAGTATCAGCTTTTTCAAGTCCTCCCAGTCATTTAAACCATACTCAAAATGTATATTCTGCGAGGTATCGCCCATGATAGTGTATGTGCAGTTTCTGAGGCAGTAATGCAAACAGCAGTATGCCATCATGCCAAAATCCTGTGCCTCATCAATAACCACATGACTCGCCTCACGAACCGGATCTGTCTCCTTGATGCGCTTATAAATATACGCAAGCGCTGCCAGATCATACACATCAAATGAGTCCTTTGGAATATCTATATCATATTCCTTCTCCTTCTGACTAAGCAGAAAATCCCTGTAAAAATCATACACAGAGCCTTTCCAATCATCCTTACCGAAATAGGTTTTGTATTTTTTATCAAGCTTGCTGCGCTCCTTTGCAGGGAACTTCACTTCCTTACCGAGAACCTCATTTTCATACTTCGAGTAAATTATCTCATTTAACATGAGGATTTTACTCTGCATGGAAAGAAGCGGATTATCATGCAGATAAGTGTCTATCAGCACCTTTCCCACAAGCAGATTGCCTGTTTTTTCCATGTAGACCTCATCTCTTGGAATACACTTTTCCTCGTAATCCCAGCAGAATTTTTCAAGAGCTTCAAACCATTCTTTACTGCCCTTTATGCTGTTTCTACTGTCATTTTTGCTGACTTCATGTATGCTGTACTTTTTGTCATTCCAATCCTCGTACAAAAGCCTTGTAAAAAGCTGCTCCATAGTCATCTGTTTTATGCCGTACACATCAAGCTCCGGAAGCACGCTTGTAATATAGTTCAACAAAATGTGGTTACTGCCTATAATGTAGAAATCCTCCGGTCTGAAATCATCAGCATAATTATATAAAATGTACGATATCCTGTGCATTGCAACCGTTGTCTTCCCTGAGCCTGCAACTCCCTGCACAATGATATTCGTCTTTGGCGAACGGCGGATAATAAGGTTTTGCTCCTTTTGGATTGTCGCGATAATCTCTCCAAGCACTGCCTTTTTATTCTTAGCCAGATACTTTGTCAGAAGCTCATCATTTGCTACGACATCTGAATCAAAAAAGTCGATAAGCTTATCATCTGCAATCTCATAGGTGCGCTTTCTGTTTAAATCAATCTCAAAAGTACCCTCTGAGCTCACCGTGTACTTACATGGTCCAAGACTGCTCTCATAATATACGGATGCAATCGGTGCTCTCCAGTCAATGACCACAGGCTCTGATGCCTTCTTCGCAATACCGACTCTACCTATATAGTAGGACTCCTGTGACTTCTGACGCGGATCCTTAAAATCTATTCTGCCAAAATACGGCTTTTTCCGCGCCTTTTCACATCTTACGATATTTCTCTCGTTCTCATGAAGCTGCGCTGTCGCATTGTTCCACAGGGCAAGTCCCTCCTTGTCCTGCGCCTCGTAAACATCTCTTAAATCCTCTAAATCATCTGTCAGCTTTTTTACCGATTCCTTTGCACGGTCCAGATTATCCTGTGCAATCCCTATGATATTTTGAAGCTGTCTCTGCTCGTCTTTTAATGAAATTCCCGGTAAATCATTTTCTGTGCCCATCATGCCTCCACGACTTATATATGCTGTGATTATACTATACTTTTAATCTCATCAATCCTGTCAACACAGGCAAAAAGCATCTTTTTCAGCTCTTCATCAGGCTGTGTCAAATCCGGCACCATGACAACCTTACAGCCTGCAGAATATGCACTTTTGACACCATTTGGCGAATCCTCTACCGCCATGCACTCCTCCGGTGCCAGCTTAAGCTCGCTGCATGCAAACTCATACACATCAGGTGCCGGCTTTCCATGCTCCACCATAGGTGCACAGATGATCTTGTCGAAATATCCGTAGAGCCCTATCTTTTTAAGATATTTCTCAGCTCTTTCTATATCATTAGCTGTGGAAATCGCTCTGTGAATGCCTTTTTCCTTCAAATATGTAAGTATCTCAATTGCACCGGGCTTAAGCTCAATACCCACCTTTTCCAGATGCTCCTCCATGATTTTTCTCCGGTATGCTCTGATTTTATTATAATCCATATCCGGATCATGAAACATATCCTTAAGATGCTGCGGTGCATACGGCTGCCCGAGGCTTCGCATTGAAAGCGCCTGCTCATCTGTCATCTCATAGCCGAATTGCTTAAGTGCCATCGGCCAGAAAATACGATAATATTTCTCCGTATCTATGAGTGTTCCGTCCATGTCAAATATTACTGCTTTTACCATTGATTCTCCTTACGTTCTGTCAGGCTTTACTATGCTTCACCTGTTAATTTTACCACGGTCATATCATGATGCATGGCCTTTATCACCGGGCCAAACATGTCCTTTGTCTTTATCCTGAGGCTGGAGGTATTTATGCATGGATGACATCCAACCCACTCACCTTTTAACACATCCTCATCCACCAGAAGTCTGACCGCATTGTCATGGTCGTTCATCAGTCCCATCACACTGACTGAGCCCGGTGTGATATCCAGATATTTTTCCATATCCTGCGGACTTGCAAACGAAAGTCTCGCACTGCCTATCTGATGCGAGAGCTCTTTTGTCTTAAAGGTCTTGTCTCCCGGTATCATTAGCAGGTAAAAATCAGTTTTCTGGCGGTTGCACAGAAAAAGATTTTTGCAGATTGTTGCGCCGAGTGTCTTGTCAATCTCCTCACAAACCTCCATCGTAAATGCCGCTTCGTGGTCTATTCTCTGATATTCGATTCCCAGTTTGTCCAAAAAATCGTATGTACGAATTTCTTTATCCAGTCTGCCTGTGGTATCTGTCGGTCTTCCATTCTGTAATTGCATTTGTGCCTCCTGAAATTAATTATCGCAGCTGTGTTCAGCACCATAACCGCTGCTATTATTCTCTTTTAATTGCTATAGCTATAGATTATACACCTCTTTTATGTATTCTAACAAGCCCCGGCATCCACTGATTACATCATCAAAGGTCGCATCAAAATCACCTGTATACCATGGATCTGCAACATCGCGCGCTGCTGTAAGCTTATAATTTGTCCCGTAATCAGCAAATGACAGCATCTTAAATATCTTCTGCTGACTGTCACTGCCACCTGCAATCCTTGTCATATTCCTGATATTTGCAGTGTCCATTCCAATCAGAAGGTCATAGTACAAATAATCATCGCGTGTCATCTGTCTCGCGCGGTGTGGAATAAGAGGAATATGCTCCTCGTATAGTTTGTTTTTGGTGCCGTAGTGCGGCGGATTGCCTATTTCCTCACGGCTGGTCGCAGCTGAATCTATCTCGAAAACAGCATCGAGGTGCTGTCTGTGGACCAGATGGGTGAAGATGCTTTGGGCCATGGTGCTGCGGCATACTTTCCCTATCAAACGGTACAAAGTCATTCTCTGTTATACCCTCCTCGCTTAATTCCTCTGGGTTATACTCTGCTACAGGTACTACCTCAATCCTCGTATCCTCTTTATCTATGAAAAGGAAAGCCCCAGCCACATTATCAAGAACTATGAAAACATCACTATTCTTAGATACATAGATCTTTTTAATGTGCTCCTGTATGAATTGTACCTTTTTCTCCTCTACCATAGCCTCATCCTCAAATAATACCTCTATCTCTGCATCTATGTTAGCTATGGTATCCTCGATAGCTTTAATATCTGGATTTTCCTCTACTGGCACTAAGAGAGTTCTCTTTTTCTCTATCTCTGCATCCAGATTTACAGATCTGCTCTTAAATTCCTCTTTGCTGATAAGCTCATCTGTATAGAGATCTATGAGCTTGCCTCTCTTACCCTCCAGAGCCTTTAGATCCTGCTCTATCTTTCCATTATCGTTAGGAGTTGTCAGCTTATTCTTAAGATCCTCTAACCAGCTTATAGTACGCCTCTTTAAGAGATTTTTGCTGTACTCTACCGTACTGTAATCTAAAAACATATCCGCCATCTCTACCAGATACTTTTGTAGCTTTACTCCAGATATGGTAGCTGGATCTGTACAGGCTAACTCTCCTCTACCCATCTTACCACTACAGTACCATTGTGTATAGCGTTTATATGTGTATTTCCTGCCCTCTTTGCTCTTGTATGAGCCCTGTGAGGCGTGTTTCCAGAGTACCCTACCACAACAACTACATACCATCTTACCGCTAAGAGTATCCGTACCTCCTCTTTTTCCTCTGGTTCCAGAGTTTCCCTTGTTTCTATGGCTCTGGATCTCATCATTTACAGCATCCCACAGCTCCTCAGATACTATAGCCTCGTGATCGTTCTTAACTATTACCCACTCCTCCTCAGATTTCTCTATTATCTCCTTACTGTCAAAATCTCTATGATGTCTGTTAAGTATAACCCAGCCTTTGTGCATCACATTCTTTACAATTCTGCCTATATTCTCATCCGTGAAAAGGTTTCCTCTCTGGTTCCTGTATCCCTGCTCATTGAGTGCATCCCTCACTTTGCGGACACTGTGGAGCTCTGTATAAAGCTCGTACATTCTTCTTACTACTTCTCTCTGGCTCTCATCTACTACCCATTTTCCATTTACAATCTGATAACCGTATGTTTGACCGTTACCCATAGCAGATACCTCCTCTCCAGCTCTTGCTTTCTCTATTCTCCTCTTATTTGAGTTATTGAGCTTTTTACTAAGATCTCTGGAGTACTCCTCTGCTAATATGGCTTTTATACCTGTAATAAGTGCATCCTCAGAGGGCTCATAAAACTTGTTATCCATATACAGGTACAATCTTTTATTATTTTTGTTTAGCAGATCAGTAAACTTATACCAATCAAAGGTATTTCTCTGTAGTCGATCCTGTGATTTTACAACTACAATATCAAATTTATCCTCCTGCATATCTTCTAAGAGCTTTATATATGCTTTTCTACCATCTTTCTTAGTTCCGCTCTTACCCTCATCTACATAACCATCTATAAGCCTCCAGCCCTTAGAGGCTATTATATCCTTGCACTCCTCCACCTGCTTAGGGAGAGCTTTTAGCTGTTCCTCCTCCTGTGTGGATACTCTGGCATAGAATACCGCTCTTACACAATTATCTATCATCCTGTATATCCTCCTTTATGATCCTGTTTATTATCCTGTGGCTCTACTTAGCCTTAATAAACATAATCACAGCCCTCCTCATTTTTTAGGGGAAAATTATACAGGGGCTATATAATTATTTTCATGCACTAAAAAAGAGCCTACCCATGCTCTCACATGAATAAGCCCTCCATTTGCCTCATACAGCCCTTTTACCTCTTTACCCTTACGCTTTATCATATAAGGGCACTTATACGCCCTGTAGGAGCTCCTATTAGTTTCTAGCTGTATTTCTTAAGGATCCCACAGCACCTCTACATAGATATTATCATTACACTTAGGATCATGCTCTATATAACAACTAAAGAGCTCCTCCCAGCATACGCCTCTCTCTATACATTCCCTGTATAGCTCCTCTAAGGTGTGCCCCTGCTCCAGATACTCGCTAATACATGGAGGATAGCCCCACGGCTCCTCTAAGCCTATTACCTCGCCTCCGATCCGCTCATTATATTCCACATAAGCCTTACCCTCTGGCGTTAGGTTGAGTAGCTGTTTATCTATCTCTGAGAGTGTATTTTTCCTGTTAAATCCTACGATCTTTCCCATTGTAACAGGCGTGTACTCATTATTATACCGATCTCTCCAGCTCTGGCTCTTGCGATCCCATGTTATCCTCTGCCTATTTGTGAGGATATAGCTCTCAGCCTCATAAGGCTCCTTAGTATCTGGATCTAAGAATATCTGTAGATCTCTCTTACTTACCACATACAATCTCTATACAGCCTCCTTTAATAACAGATCCTTAGCCTTTTTAAGTGCTCTCTCTGCCTCCTCCATAGCCTCTCTAAGCCCTTTACTCATATCCATAGCATAATTATCTAGCTCATGGTGTAAAATTCTCTCTGTGTGTGCAATATCTGTTATAAAGTCTTTTTGTATTCTATAACTCATTCTATCCGCCCTCCTGTACTCCGCTAGATCTGTAGGATCCTGCTTTTTCCTGTATATCTCCTGTAATTCTATCACTAAAGGCTGTAGATCCTGTGGTACTGGTTTCACTATCTCCAGCTTTCCCTCCTCCAGCTCTACATACTCCCTTAGCTCTATCGGTATTCTTATCACAGGCTCCACCTCCTCATCTATCCTAATCATATTATATCAAATTCCTTAACATTGAGGGCAAAAAAAAATAAGGGCTACAGCCTGCACCAACGCTAAGCCATAGCCCTTACCTTGACAAAAATAACTAAGGGGCATTTCTGCTCTACCCTCGACAAAAAAAAAGAGTTTTTATATTATCTGGAAGCTATTGTATAGGAGGATCCTTACACTCCCAGTAATATACTTAATAATCATCTTCGTCTCGATACTCTCTTAACTTTTCAGAGATCATACCCTGCACATTTCCAGTACTTTTATACTTATCATACTTTGATATAGGCTTTGTGTTGCTTGTTCTGGGCGTGGTGCCTCTAAGGTAATTTGTTTTCTCTGCCTGTATCTGCTTATTTACCTCCGCATTAAACATATTACGCAAGCACATTACTCGATCTGTGAGCTTTTCAACTCTCTGCCCCTCTGGGAGGTTTACCAGATCCTCTACCATAATCAAATTACGCATACTAGGATCCAGTCTCAGCTCTTGTAAAGCATCTACTACAACCAGCTTAAGGCTTTTTGTGATAATATCACGCTCTCTAGCCTCATCCGCCTTAGCCTGCTCCTCCTGTCTGGTAGTATCTTCCTGCTCCTGCTCAAGTCTATCTGCATTGAGCTTATCAGCCCACTTTTTCTCCCGCTTTTTAAGAGCATCTGTTACCTTTTTATCTGCAATTTTCTCATATTCTGCCTGTAACTCTGCTCTAATCTGCTCCTCTGTTTTAGGAGTAGGCTCCTTTACCTGCTCATCCAATTTTACTTCCTGCTCTGCCATAATACAGCCCTCCTTAACATTCGATCAAATACTCTCGCAATTTATCCATATCAACCTCTATCAACCTCTGTAAACATATTATCTACTCTGGTCTTAATATAATCCCTAAGGATCTTGATCTCCTCCGCATCATTTGTAATATAACGGTTCTGCTTTTCTCCTCTGTTAAAGGAGAATGTTTTCCCCTCCGCTGTAGATACTCCTTTGTAGATTGCTGGGTATAACTGATATAAGGCTGTTTTACACTCAAATACTGTACCCTCTGGATCCGCTGGCTCATTGCCCTCCTCATCCAGTTCTACAATAAGATAATCATTTCTGGATGCAATATAAGCTCTAATACCCTCAATAACATCCTCATTCTCCACCGTAATCTCATTGTGCTCCGCTCCCTCTCTAAAGAGATACCCAGAGTCTACGCTGTCTGGATCCTTAATACCCAGCTCCTCACACTTTGCATAGTCAATATTAGGCTTTCCATTATCCTTATAAGGCTTTCCGCCTACTACTGGTACTGCGATAAAGCCTACTTTGAATACATCCATATAACTAAGCTGGAAATATGGCTTTTTACTTCTAAATGTTACTTTACTCATTATCGTTATCCTCCTTGTGTTCTTTCATATACTGTTTATATTCCTCTGACTGGCGGATCTGTTCCTCCTCGTCTGCTCTGATTAAAAAACTCATCTCTAAGCCCTCCTTAAAATACTAAGCATTTACTGTTATCTCTTACTCTGGATCCTGCTACGATCTCCAGATACTCCTTAGCCTCTGCTATTGCCTTTACAGCTCTCTCCTCATCGGATCCGCCTTTTAAGATCTTAGCCTCTAAGGATTTTATCCTCTCCTCATCCGCCTTATGGCTTGCCTTACTCACATAAGGGAGAGGCGTATCTGCTTTGTAATATTTTTGTTTAAGCTCCCAGATCATACAGTAAGCCCTTAAGCGTACCTGTACATTAAGAGGAGCTGTATTAGATACTCCTGCTAAGCTCTCTCTCTGCTTTCTGGCTTTATATTCTATCTGTCTGGCTCTTTTCTCTCCATACACGCTATAAACACCTCCTTAAGCGGTCTAAAATGCCACTTTTTGACTATATCGCCCATCTCTGGGCTCGTTTCTTCCTCTGTGTGAGTAGGTTACTTTTCGTACTGGTTTTCTTACATTTCCTCATTAACAAGCTCTTTTAGCTGTTGGAAAAATGTATTTATACACCTATCTATTGCATCGGTTCCCTCCTCAACGTTATCTTCTGTTTCTGAGGGTGTTCTTCTGTCACTCAGATAGCGTAACAGTTCTAATACAGATACGTTAGAGTAGTATACTCTCCTCCGCCCTTTGACAGTTTTATATTTTTTCTCTAACCTGCCATCCTCTGCATATCTTTTTAACTGTCTCTCTTTTATCCCCAGCATCTCCATTGTGGTTTTAGAACTATACCACCTAAGAGCAACTCTCTCCATAGGAAACTCTTGATAGCTAAATAGCTCTGTTATGGGTATATCTGATAACACCTTTCCGCCCTCCTTTGCTTTTTATCTACATTCTAAGTAAATCATAAAAATCATGTTGCTCTTTTTTCCGCCTTTTCTCCTCTGCTCTGGCTTTTTCTCTCTGCTCCGCCTCCGCTATGAGTTTCTGCTCATCCTCCTCATGTAGGCGGATTAGATCCTCATGCTCCAGCTCTCCTCCTGCCTCGATAATGTTATATGAGTTTCTGGTATTCTTTGCATACTCTCTAAGGAGTTTCTCCTCCTCTGGAGTTTTTGCAATATACACACCGTTTTCATTGAATGTAACAATACATTCTCTAGTGAGAGCTATCTGGAGATATGGTTTATAGCTGTAAAACATTCTGCACCTCCTATAATAAGGCTCCTATCGCCTCTCTGAGCGTATCTCTGAGCCAACTATCACAGGCTCTTTCTATTCTAGGCTTTGCACTTTGTGCTCCCTTTTCTAAGAAAAATTTACCCTGTATATACCGCTCACTAAGCATTACTCCACCAATTCCGCCCTTTTTTCCTTTTCTTTTTGCTCCATACTTTGAAACAAGTTGTTTTTTTCCATTCGCTGAAAAATACTTTATAGGTAAAAATCTCTTATGCTGTACATGACCATCATTTACATACAGAGCATACTCTACATTAGTACCATACTCCACACTCCCCAGCGATCCGCTCACATCTACATAAAAAGAAAAGCTATCCGCTAATCTGGAGGTATCTACAGGAACTAAAGGCTTTATCTCTGCATCTAAGATATTTCCGATCTTATTGAGGAGTACTACCTTTTTTTCTTCCCACTTATCTATGAGAGCCTCAAAGCACTCTATAAGCTCATCTAATCCGAATACCTCAAAATCACTCGCCAAGCTCCTGCACCTCCTCTAACGCCATAAATGCCTCTACAGCCTCGTTACTGATCCCTAGCTCATAATCCATATCTAAGCGATTATTTACCAGATTAACGCCTAAGCCCTCCTCTGTTACACTAAGGATTACTACAGCATCTTTACATACTATAGCGTGCTGTCCTACAGGGAACCTCATACCCTTACCATTGAGCTTATCCATGAGGGCTCCTATCTTTTCCATGATTTCATCCATTACTTAGCATCCACCACCCTTGCTATGATTACATACTTGTTATTATCATTAAGTTTCTGTACCAGTACCATATCCCCAGCCTTAAGCCCATTGGTATAGGTTATCTGGCTCTGTTTCCATGTCTTAGTATCTGGATCTGAGTTATTCTTACTGGCAAAACCGTTACTCTGTGTAGTATCCACAGATACTCCAGATACATAAGGTACTTTTATTTGTCTGGTATACCCTGCTACTAAGTAATCTGCTATATACAGATCCTCAGCATTGAGTATCAGATCATCTATCTTTATGCTGTTAGAGCTTTGCATTACTCCTATCTGGGCTAAGGTAGGATTATCTTTAGCTCCCTGTGATCGCATCATCTCTAAAAGCTGTGCATACTGGTAATCATCCCTCATACTATCGCCTCCTTAAATATCTTAAGTGCTTAGGTAACACAACCTCCAGCCCCTCTACCTGCTCATCTTCTCCAGCAAGTTTCACAGCTCCACTCTCTAAGAGGAGTTGTAATACCCATTCACAAGTATTTACTTCTTCTATCTGTTCATCTATCCTAAGAGAGTTAATTTCTCTCTGCATATCTCCCCAGATTTCTTTTCTCTCCAAAAAATCGGAGCCTTTTATCTTTGTCATTAGTTTTAGATACCGCTCCAGAACCATAACATTAAATGAGTTTCTAACCCTGTCATAGTAATAGGATCCATAACTTTCGCTTACAATATAATCCCATTACAGGAGCTATATCATCCTCTGTTAATCTTTCTCTCATATCTATCTACCTCAATGAGGAGACTACTTTGCCTCCTCATTTACTAAGTCATGTTAGGAGATAGCTTTGTAAGTCTTGCTACAATTTCAGTAACTAGCTCATCCGCTGTAGCCTTAACATCTCTCTCACTACCCATCTGAGCATTAGGAAATGTAATATCTCCAATATTGATACTCCAGTTACCGCTCTTACTATTTCCAGCATCTCCGCCTTGTACGGTCTGTACCTGCGTATTACTGTTATCTCCAGAGCTATCCCTGTCAAGTGGAGTAACATCTTTTAACTGCACTCCTCTGGTGCTCATCTGCCTCTCGTATTGATCGGCTTGATTTCTAGTAAGTACTTTTTCTCCTGCGTGTAAGATTGCTGGGTAGTTATCGTAAGGTACACGATCCTTACCATAAGCAAAGCCTAAAGCTCCCTTTACTTTATCTACTCCAGATCCTACAAAGTCTTTAGCCTTGCTAATTGCTCCACCGATTTTATCAACAAAACCACTGATAAGATCAATAGCTCCGCTAATGGTATCTGTTACCGCTCCAATAGCTGTAGATACTGCATCCTTAATACCTCCAAAGATACTAGATACAGCATCGAATAAACCTTGAAAAACAGATTTTATAGTTTCTACTATCGTCGTGATTGTAGAGCTTGCACTGTCAAAAAAGCCACAGATACTATCCCAGATCTCCGATACATAAGGGGCTAAGAAATTGAATACTGTTTCAATGCCTGTAAGCAATCCATCCACTACAGTAAGGATTACATCTACTACCGCACTGATAACAGGGGCTAACGCCTGCCATACCGTAGATACTACCGTTACCACTACAGATACAATCGTCTGGAATAAGCCCATGTGATTACCGATCATAGTAAGCACGCTCTTAATCGTATCCCCTACGAATGTGAAAATAGAGCTTAAAGTAGGCATAATAGCCACGATTGCATTTACCACTACTGTAATAACCTGCTGTATTACTGGCATAGCTGTAGTTACAATGCTTGTAATAGTCTCAATTACAGGGATTACATACGGTACAATCTGCCCCACTCCGCTTAAGATCGTACTAACGACATTAAGTACCATAGGAGCTAAAGTCTGAATGTAATTTATCAGAGTAGGTAATATCTGTAATACAATATTTACCGCCTGTACAACTCCATTTTTCAAGCCATCAAAGATCCCCTTAAACCCATCGCCACCAATGTTTACATTGAATAGCTGATCTAACACGGTCTGGAGGGCTCCAGTATTAATACCAATGTTTCCCAGCCCTGTAAAAATCGTTTCTTTTATGGAACTGATTAACGGTAGTACATTCTCCTTAATCTTAGGAGTAACTGTAGATACTGCTGTCTTTATTGCCTCTGGGAGATTGCTAAATAAGGTTTGTAGCATCGGTATAAAGTTACCGAAAAAGAAAGTACTTGCACTGTCTACTAGCTCTCCCATATTCTTAGCTACAGCCTTACCATCTCCTACAGAGAGATTACCTAACAAGTTTTTAGCTGAGGCTTTCATCATAGCAAACGCTCCGCTAAAGGTTTTACTTGCCTCATCTGCTGTAGTTCCTGCTACGCCTAAGTTTTCCTGTATAGCGTGGATAGCATTATATACATCTGATAAATTATCAATATTATACTTAACGCCTGTAAGCTGTTGAGCATCATTAAGGAGCCTTTGCATCTCCTCTTTTGTACCGCCATAGCCTAGCTTAAGGTTATCTAACATGGTGTAATTTTGCTTAGCAAAACCTTGATAAGCGTTTTGTATACTACCCATATCAGTACCAAACTTATTAGCATTATCAGCCATATCCACCATAGCTGTATTTGCTACCTCAGCGGATTTAGCGGTATCTCCTCCTAATGAGGATAAAAGGGAGGCACTAAAGCTAGTTACCTGCTCCATGTAATCATTTGCTGATATTCCTACTGTCTGGTAGGCTTTATTAGCGTTCTCTATTACCTTATCTGCATCGCCCTTAAAAAGAGTTTGTACACCGCCTGTACTTTGCTGGAGCTTTGCCCCCTCATTGAGAGCTCCGCCTAATACAGCTCCTCCAGCTACCGATACAGCTACAGTAACCCCCTTAGCAAGGCTCTTTAGCTTATCCTTGATGGATCCCAGCACCTTACTAGCCCCATCTTTTACAGCTACCATAGGCTTAGCTACCATTTTTCCTACATCTTTCAATGAGGATTTAATAGATCCTAACACCTTTGTAGCTCCGTCCTTGAGCTTTACAAACGGAGTAAATACTTTACTTACCGCCTTAAGTCCACTCTTTACCTTACTAAGTATCTTTGTAGCCCCATCCTTAGCCTTTATAACAGGTGTGGCTACGATTTTCTTTACAGTAGCAAGGGCTACTCTAACCTTATTGATCCCAGCGGTGGCACCATCTTTTATTCTTACTACAGCGGATACCGCTTTAGATCCTAGCCCCCCTAATGTATTTTTAATTTTAGAAATGCCTTGTGTTGCAAGATCTCTGATCCTTACAATCGGAGTATATGTAGTAGCAATTTCCTTAAGTCTCTGCTTGATCTTACCTACAGTAGGAGATACTGTATCCTTTAAGTGAATAATCGGAGATACTGCTGTTTTCTTGATTTCTTTGATCTTCTCTACAATCTCATCAACCTTTTTACTAGCCTCATCCTGTACCTCTGCCTTAGTAAGAGCTTTCTGCTGTGATAAATTATCAATATTTTCCTTAACGCTGTTAAGTACATCTGTAGCCCTATCGTGTGCTGTGATAACTGGATCTGCTTTCTGTTTATTGAGCTTACCAATCTCTATACCAGAGCTGGAGAGTTGCTCTCTAAACTGTTTCTGTAAATCCAATTGCTTTTTAATTGTGCCAGCCATACCATCATAAGCCTTAAACCTTACTCCTAACTCAAACATCTCTAAACACCTCCTTTACTTTGAAATTTAATAAGGCGTATAGCCCCTATACTGCTATACGCCCTGTTTTATAATCTTCTTTTATTCTGTTTGCTAACTTTCTCAGCTCCGCCCCTCTTTTCTGAGGTGGTAGCTCATAGATCTTTTTTACCTCATCATCGTAATAAAAGAGGAATGATCCTACTACTCCCTCTGTAAGATCTACCAGATCTAAGCGAAGCTCCTTATATTCCAGATCATTTACAGCCATTATTCCTCCCCAGTAGAAACTCCCAGCTTTTCTAAAATTCCAGACTGCTTAAATTCTCCTTTTCTGGTTTTCTCTCTTTCCGCCTCGATCAGATCCTTATTATCCTCAATATACATATCTCTTGCATTACAATAAGCGGTATACTTTCTCTTTTCCTCCTGTGCATCTGCCACAGCCTGTAAATAGGTGCTATCTGTTTTTTCATACTCACTAAGTGCCTCTTGCACTTTAGCATCAAAGCGGATCCCTACAAGCCCTCCGATCTGCTTATACTCTTTTTCAATTCTCCGCCTCTGAGCCTCTAACAAAGTTTCCATATCATCTACCTTTTCCTGTACCGATACCTCAAGCTCATCTACACCTTTTAAAATATCTTTAATCGGTAATGTGTTGTACACCTCATTACTAAGGTTTACAACTCTTTTACGATAATTACCCAGCTTGTGCTTAAGCATTCCCTGCACATCCTTAGCATTTTTAGCATCTTCGTAAGTATCAAAATCATGGGTTTTTGCCACTGGAGGCTCCTGTAGTGGATTTGCCTCTCTATAAACTGCCAGCTTTTTAGCTAGCCCCTCAGTTGCTTTGTTATTCATTTCATACGCCTGCATTATCTTATCCTCCTAATGTGTTTTAATATAATTTACAATGCTACTCACAGAAATATAAGTAGCTGGTCTGCCTCTACCACTTTTAACAGGTGTAGGTACTCTTTCCAGTTCTCCAGCTCGTAAAAGTCTATATACAGTATCTCTCTTAACCCCCAGAGCCTCCTCTGTCTCTGCTACAGTTTTACAAGATTTAATCACGTTTTCCACCTCCTTATATCTCTTTCAATAGACTAGGGCACATAAGCTCTATTTTTATGCCTACTTTCATACAAAAATATTACCTTTTCATATAATAAGCCCACAAAATCATATAAAATGTGTATCTGTATTCAAAATTTTTTAAAAAAAGAGCCCAGATCACTAACGATCTGGGCTCCTTGCTTAATCTCTCTCTTAAGTCTTTTCCAGCAAAACCTAAAAGCATAATGTTATTATACCTCTAAAAACCTTATTTTACAAGGTTTTTCTATCCTCATAAGTGAGTTAGATATTACCACTAAAGCCTCCTCCTGCATCCGTTTTTACCTCCATACCTACCTCCAGCATTTGAGACATACTAAGAGAGGAAAATGGTAGCTCCATCTGTACTCTCCTATGCTCCTGCTCTGGAGTTTCGTAAAATCTCTCTAATTTTTTCTTTTTAGAATGTGATTTATCTAAATAATAAGGATTGTGCTCTCTTAACCAGAGATCCGCTTGATCCTCCTCTCTCCTGTTACCTATCATCTTTCTATTTCCTCCTTTTTGCATACTTATTCATTATGTATGTAATTTTTATTCATTTTGTAAGTATCATCATTTCATAGCATTATAAAACACATGAAAAGAAACTCTTTTTTAGGAAATTTAGGCATAGATCTCCTTAGGAAAAGGAGTAAATCTATACCTAAAGGAAACTCTTTTTTGAGGTTTCTTAGTACCCTACATAGTTTAGCATTACAGCTAAATACTACAGCCACTCCAGAGGAGGAGCGTTACACATTTCCGTCCATGCTTAACTGTAGTAATCTCTCTGCGGAAACTTCCATAACCCAACTTCTTTAGTTTTATATCGGTTTTCAAGTTGTATGAGATCCGATTGAGGAGGAGCTAGAGTAGGGTGCTCCGATCTCTCCCCCTGTAGATTTATTATTTAGGCTCTACAGCACCACGATTTTATAAAGCGGTTACGCTGTCCGCTTAAAGCTATTCAATTAAAAAGGAGCCCTCTAAGATCTTGATCCTGTGGCTCCTGTAATATCCTTTATAATCCTGTAATCTCCTGTAACAACAAAAGAGCTAAGGTAAAGATTACTCAATACCTTAGCTCTTACGGAGTGAAACAAAATCATAATGAAATATAAAAGAAAGTAAGTTTCCTGTAAGCTATTTTTATTGACTTCTGACCACTCAACCAGTATAATACTTGTTAAGAAAATCAGTTGCCTTTGTGTGGTATCTGGGTATCTGTTCTACCTCGATCCCTTAGCTATGCTGGTAACATAACTAAGAGCTGATACAGCATCCTGTAGAGGGTGCTTTTTTCTTGCTCAAAATTCAGTTGTTACGGATAGTATAATCTCAGCATCTTAAAAAGTCAATAAAGTATTTGTGCAACTCTACTAATTATATATCCCTTATATATCATTTTTATTGTTTATTTGTTATATAACCCTTATATAAAATACCTCTAAAATCAATTTTAAGAGGCTTTACTCTCATCCCCTTACACTTATCCATATAAACAAATAAAACGCCTACAGGAGGCACAGCGGAGCCCACAGATGCAATACTAAAGGAGCTAACCCACACTCCAGCGGATCAGCTCCCATATATCAGCAATTTTCTATTAAAAATCGGCTCCATGCTACAGCATCATCCTCCCCATACAACATACTGTTAGCCTCCCTGTATGGGATCCTGTAATCAGCCTTAGGATCATCCTCCATTAGAAGGTATTTCCTGCTAAGCTCTCTCGCCTCGTTCTGGAGGTGGTGCCTAAACTGGTGGAGAAATGCCTCCAGCTCTGGATCTGCTAAGTAAATCTCCTTTGTAGAGTGTACATAGTTATCATCCCTTACCCCACAGGTAATAACAGGGATCCTAACCATGTACACCTCCGCTAACTCTGTATCCAGCTCTCTTATCAGCTCCAGCCTCTTTCTAGGATCTGCCTGTTTATATCCCTTTGCTAAGGTATTAGCTACAGGCTCCAGAGCCTTACACTCTTTATAAAGGCTCTTATAGAGCTCTACTCTCTCCTCTATTGTCATTCTCTTACACCGCCTCTCTATAAGCTGTGTAGCTCTTGCGGATCCGCTTGATCCTCCATGTGATACTAGAATTTGCCACATGAAAAGCCTTTGCACAATCTGAGAGGCTGTATCCCATGAGGAGGAGTGTAACCATATAACGATCCTTAGCCTCCAGCCCCTCTAAGTACTCATCTACCTCTACCTGTGAAAATCTATCACAGTCTAAGCCTCTTACATCGTCTTTATGGATTTCTACCAGCTCCTCATAACTGGCTGGATCCATACCGTTATATCTTTTCTGGCAAGTTACCTCATTGTAGAGGCGGTTTAAATGCTGGCGTACAAATACCTTAAGAGCTGTGGTAAAAGTAACGCCTCTGGTAGAATCAAAATTATCTACCGCCTTTATAAGAGCTATGTAGCTCTCACTGAGGAGATCCTCTATCTCATACTTAGGGATCCTGTAATCCATAACGATAATGTGTAAGAGCCCTGTGTTTTTCTCCAGTAATGCTCTAAATAAATCCTCATTGTGAGTAGTCTGGTACTCTTTAACCAGATCCTCATTAGTTCGCTCCTGTAATTTCCTGTATTCCTGCATATCCTTTACCTCCTGTTCGTATATGTCATACATATATCTTTGTATCTGTATTTTAGTATATGTCATACATATATGTCAAGAGTTTTCTCCTCAAAGTTGAGTTAAAATTTTTATTTTCGCTTTGATTATGTTATAATAGGGGAAATATATAAAGGAGCTGTTTCTATGGGAGGCAAGTATACAGAGGCACAAAAAAAGGCTACTGCAAAATATCAAAAAGAAAATACTGAGATGGTTAGCTTTAGAGTACCTAAGGGAAAAAAAGCAGAATATAAAGCCCTAGCAGGTAAAACAGGAAAGAGCCTCAGCTCTTTAATAATTGATATGCTGGAGGAAAAGCTAAAGGAGGAGCACTAAGCCCCTCCTAATTTTTTGCTATTTTTCTTTATGTAATTTATCTTTGATCTCCAGCACCACCAGTACCGCTAAAAGAATCACAGTAATATACTCTATCCAGTTAGGGCTCCTCTGAGGCTCTGTAGTGCTTTCTGGAGCGTTTACAGTACTTACCTCATTAACTGGCTGTATCTGGCTCTCCTGCCCCTCTGGGGCTGATATGGAGATATTGTATCTACCTCCCTTACCTTGTGCTGACTTGTATTAGCTAATTTTGCTGTTTCTTTTCTTGTATCTACTTTTACCGACTTTGGTGTTTCCGCCAAAGTCAAAGATTTTTTACCACCTGTAGGTGTATGCAAATTTTCACTAGCTTTCTTTTTAAGGTTCTTAATAGCCTCAGATTTCTTAACAATCAAAACTCTCTGCTCTGGAGTAAGGTTTCTCTTATTAAGTTGATTAGATATAATCCATAAGATTACAGCCTCACGATCTGGAAAATCTCTTTTTACAATCTGATAAGATATACCATTTTGAGTGCATATCTTATAACGGTTATGACCGTCTACCAGAGTATCTCCCCAAACTACTAAAGGATCTCTACAGCCATCCGCCTTAATGCTTTCCTCCAGCCCTTTATAATCCTCCTCAGATAATGGAGGTAAAAGGTTTTCAAATTCCTTATCTATTACCATCTTTATTACCTCCTCTAAAAAGCTGGGATCTGTGGCTCTCTCTCACGCTCTCTAAGAGGTGTAGAGTTTCCAACCTTTGAAAAATCCATATAAGCCAGAGGGATACCGTAGCTATCTCCTGTGATCTCCAGCTTTACATCTACGCCCTTAAGGCTACTATTGCCACTCTCCTTAACTTTCTTTTGTTCATCCTGTAAATCCTCCTGTATTACTTATTTAGCCCCTGTATGAGGCTATGAGAATATTATACAAGAGGGCATAAGAAAAGAGCTGTAAACCATTAGTTTAATGATCTACAGCTCCACGCTCTTATATTTCTCCGTTCTCTCTCAGATACTCCAGAAAGCCCTCACAGCCCTCCTCTACATCGGTATAAGTCTCATCAAAATTACCTGTATACCACGGATCCGCTATATCCCTGCTTGATCCTGCAAAACTGAGGAGCTTGTATATCTTCCCCTCTGGATCATTGTTTAGCATCCTGTTAAGGTTCCGTATGTTAGCGGTATCCATGCCTATAATATAATCAAACTTATCATAATCGGCTAATGTGATCTGCTTAGCTCTATGAGGCACTAAAGGGATCCCTACCTCTCTCAGCTTGTTTACTGTGCCTCTATGTGGAGGGTTTCCGATCTCCTCCCTACTCGTTGCAAAGCTATCTATGACAAACTGATCCCCTAAGCCCAGAGCGTTTACCTTGTGGGTAAATACGCTCTCACTTAAGGTTGATCGACAAATATTACCATGACAGCAAAAAGCTACTCTTATCATTGTTTCCTCCTGTTATACCGCTATCGCTACAGATAGCTTATTTTGTCCTGTTTGTATGGTAAAGTACAGATGTTGCCATGGCAGATGAAAAGTACTTTTATCATTGTTTTGTTTCTCCTTGTTTTGCCCCGGAATGCCCTGTTTTGCAATGGATTCCGGGGTTATTGTAAAATGCTCTAAAATTACAGATTGTGGCAAATCAGAGCAGAATTAAGCAAGTTGTTACTACCTGTTAGTAGTAAAATTGGTAGTAAAATGGAAAGACTTACTACTAAGGATTTTTTCCATCTTTCCAATCACTCTGTATTTTTATAATCATATCCGGGAATTTGATAAGACCATGCTTGTTTTCCCATGATGCTCTTAGCATTTCAAGGTTCTCAATAACCCACGTTACTGCAATCTTCTGATTCTTCTTGGGAATATTTCCAGCCAGTACTTCCCCATCAATTAATGAAATTGAAATATTTTCTCCTTGATAATGAGCATGGATGTGTGGAACGTTATGACCATCTTCTTTATTTCGAATTTCAATAACAATTCCTTCCTTGAGTATTTGAAGTTTCTCCCGCTTTTCCCCAAGGTCAAAGACGTCACAAAATTCGATATACTTGAACTTACTCCATGCATTGTGGAAATTCACATACCTCTATTTCTTCTTCATATACATTCATTTCAAGTTCTTCGTCTAAAGCTAGTATCAATTAACTTAAAAGCCATACATCACTACTGTTTTTTCTTATCAACGTGTATTCTCTCCCCAAACACAACAACATTATACAAACTTTCTGTTTCTACGGTTACATTGTTTGACTTTAAATATTTTATTACTGCATCTTCATATCCTTCTAATGTATATGGTTCAGTAATTTTACTCAATGCTTCACCTGCAGAAGTAAAAAGAACATTTCCAATTGGGAAAGTTTCATCTATATGTGAACTAGTTTCTATTACATTTCCATTTATGTAAACTAAAACTTTTTTCTCATTCATATCAGTAACAGCATATCCTGCAACTGTATCAAATTTAATCACGCCTAATGTTTCTAACTCATTCAACAACTCAAAAGATAACCCTATTTTCCTCATATATTCTTCATTCTGGTCAAAAACTACTGCATTTCTCCGATTTGCACTTACAATTTTTTCATCCCCATTTACAGAAATCAATAACACACGCATACTGCATAAAGTTCTAAAAGCTTTTGCATAATCTTGTGTAAACTCCGAAAGGATTCTGGTCATATTACGAGGAGTACACCCAGGTTGCTCAAACTCATTCGCTAATATTTTCCCCCATACTAATTGCATTTCTTCAGATGAAACATACGAAGCCGACTCCATAAACCTATCAAACCATTCTTCACTAACTCCTGACTTTTCAGAAAAATCTGTTCCTTCTTTTGCATTTTCTTTTGCAATTTCGGCAATATTCTTCTGATTCTTAATTTTTTTGAGTGTTTTCTTAGCATTCAATAATGAAATCATTTTTGCTTCAGTTGATAAATCAGAGTTTTCAATTTCTTCTATATACATATCTACCGCTTTCTTTTTTATACCCGCATACGGAAAAAGCATCCCAAATAAATCCGCCACCTTATTCTGAACATTTTCATTTTTTACTAAATCTAATGCTGTTTCTCCTAATTTTTCTTCCAAACCCATATTAAGACTTCCTTTCTTCCTTGATTACACTTAAAAAATCATACATTCTCCATCACTACACATTGTACCATCACAACCATTATTTTTCTACAAGAAAAGCCCCGGCTTTTCAGCCGGAGCGTCTCTGTTGCGTAGCAATGCTACACTACTTTAAACATTTTCTGCGACATCGGTTTCTCCTTCTTCTGCTCAACCTCCGCCTGTGCTTTCCTAAACTCTTCCATCCGTTTCAATTCTTCCTCTGCATCATCGAATCCGATATGCGTGTACACATTCATGGTAACGCTAATATCCGAATGCCCCATGAGATACTGCAGTGTCTTAGGATTCATTCCCGATTTCGCCATATTCGAGCAATAGGTGTGTCGGCATACATGAGGTGTAATGTTCGGCATCTGCACCCGGTAGATGTCATTGTATCTGCCGACCATATGATTGAAACGATGTTACCAGTGCATTGCCACAAGTGGCATTCCATTATCATCGTAAATCAGAAATCCACTATATCCATCTATTGACTTCTCCACTTTCGGCGCATTTCTATCCTCGATGATTGCCTGAAACATCTGTGCCACATCCTCCGTGATTGGCAATACTCTTGTTCCGGCATCCGTCTTTGTAGTTTCTATGATGTATCGCATATCCGATGTTCGCTGCAACTGGTGGTCAATATTTACAGTTCTGTTCTCAAGATCAATGTTCTTCAGCGTCAAGCCACAAAATTCCGATATTCGCATTCCCGTATGAAAGAGTATGTACACCACTTCATAGTATTTACAGTACACCACATCGTCATGCACAAACTTTAGGAACTTTCTCATCTGGTCTTTGGAAATTGCCTCTCTTGTGACTGCGTCATTTACCAATACCCCGGCAAGCTGAAATCCGAAAGGGTTCTTTACCAAAATGTCATCATCCACCGCCATCTGAAAAGCTGGTCGCAGCACTCCCCGGATGGTATGAATGGAACTGTAGCTTTTCCCATCTTCCTGTTGCAGCTTGATGAGAAATAACTTGGCATCGGATGTTTTCACACTTCGTATCGTCTTTTTGCCAAATGCTTCCTTTGCAAGTAATCTCTGTACTGTAATATCTTTTGGTTTTACTCCTCTCATATCCATAATTCTTCGAAGATTAACACCTGTTTCTTTTTTATTAATTGTTGGAAACATACTATCGCCTCCTAGCACTAAATTCTTGTTCTACTC